ACCTCATCTGGCAGCTTGATTCAGTGCGCCTTGGCGAGCCTGATGGGTAACTCACACGAATTTCACAATATGTCACTCTTTTTATGGCAATGGGGCGTTAATTGTGCGGTGTTGCCTTAAGTTTTTTCGGAAACTTTTTCTGAGATTTTCTCAGGAGCTTTTCCTTTCACTATGTATACCCGGACAAGCCAGTTTTTTAAGTTTTTTGCATAGAAAAATCCCCGATATCTTTTTAGGATATCGGGGATTGGGGTCAATCACCTCGCGGTGAGGGGGGGTTCAGACTGCATTATCATGGTGTGGAGCTTCAAGGGAGCGTTCCGTTTCAATCACCTCGCGGTGAGGGGGTAGTTCAGACTGTCACTCCCTCTGGCAATTTGTTGCCTAAAGCCGAGTTTCAATCATCTCGCGGTGAGGGGGTAGTTCAGACCATGAAAGACTCAGCCCTGATCAGGCGGAAAAAAATGTTTCAATCACCTCGCGGTGAGGGGGTAGTTCAGACTGCAAACCCACGAGCCTGCATGGTTATGCGGCAAACTGGGATTTGAATTTTAAAAAAACATTTAACTTGCTTCATTTCTACCACCCTTTATACTATGATTTTACCACATAATTTCGTCCGTGTCAATACCCTGAAAGAATTATTATGCGTAAATCATACCAGAAAAGGATACCTGCGGAACCGCACGAACCTGAAAACAGAACGCCGCTCCGTGGAACCATCGTCAAGCACGGAAGTCTCGCAGACCCGCTCGCTGCATGCGCACAGAACGGCGATGCCGTTCCTCTGGAGCCTGCCCGCGACCGCAAACGAAAGCGACATCTCGCCCTGAACAAGAACCACGTCAGCCCCCAGGGAAAGTATCCTGGCGCAGTATTCATCGGCAAGTCCGGAAACGGCGGCAGTATCCGCGCCGGCAGGTACGTCAGGGAACGGCAGATCGACAATATCGCCGAACTCTATAGCGGCGGCAGTCTGCTCTGCCGACCATCTGGCAGACGGGTGATTTGAAAAGTTAATGAACATTTATTACCTCCTTCGGGTCAACAGCTTACACTTTATATACTGAATTTATATGCGGTTTTAAGTTTTTTATACTCAGTATCGTAATTACTATAATGATGTATGGTATCATGTGTAGCCCCACTCATACGACCCGAAAGGATAACATACATTTATTCTTTCTTGAAAGTCCCCTACTTACTTCAAACATAACATAGTTATGTGCATAATCACCAAAGAACAACATAATATATAATTGAAGAAGTTTTTTTGTAGGAATAAATAAACTTGACTTATTTGGTATTGACGTATGAACCTAAAATATATATAATATAAGCGGAGAATGAAAGGAGGTGATAAAGATGGCATCAGTACAAACAAATTTCCAAAGTTGCGCTGGGCAGTTCAACAACATGCTGTCGTATTTCAATGGCAAGTTCACATTAAAAGCCATAAAATACACGCACAACGGATTTCATGCTATTCTGAAGATAAACTTCAGAAGATATGGCACAGAGAATCATTTTAAATTCAGAAGTGCTGAAGCATACGCTAAAGATGGTTATGTGATAGTTACATCCGGCTTTTTGAACGATCTTTGTTTTATGCTAAATCTTATCCAGTAATTAAATAATAAATATTTCAATCCCTCCAGTATACACTTGGAGGGATTTTTAAATTTTATTAACAAAATTATCGAAATCAAATCACAGTAGAAGTCTATACAAGTTATTTTTAAATCAAATGACTATAATACGGCCTTTATGATCACTTTTTTGCAATCAATATTACATCAATAATGGTTTCTAGTTTATTTTGTTATTTTCTAACGCCAATCGTTGACTTTCAACAAAACGCAGACACCGCTAACTCCTAGTGGTATAATTTATCAAGAGGAGTGTATTGCAGATGATTATGATCATGTTATCCCGCAAGCTGGGCGAGCTTAGGGTAACACAGGCTGAACTTGCCGCAAAGACAGGAATACGTCCAAATACTATAAACGACTTATTCCACAATGTTGCCGAACGGGTCAGCCTTGAACACCTTGATAAAATCTGCGAGGCGCTGGACTGCGACCTGTCGGAGATTGTTGCATTTACCCCCAATACAAGCAAGACCGTTGATAAGTGCAAAAGTCAGAGCGTTTACAAACAAAAGGTGTGAGAGATCCCCGACTGATAACAGCCGGGGATTTTCTTGCGCAAAAACACTTGACATTGCACCCGATTGAGTGTATAATACAATCACACTCAATCGAGTGTATTCGAAAGGAGTATGATTTATGGATTTAAGCGGATTTCAGATGTGCCATCTATCCGATGATGCACACAGTATCCTAAGAGAAAAGCGTGTAATCCTCGGACTAACCCAGCAACAGGTAGCTGACAAAGCAAAAGTTGTTCTGCAGCAGTATCAGAAGTTCGAAAGCGGGGAACGCAATATCATGACCTGCTCATTTAGTATTGCATGCCGCGTCATTGAGGCATTAGGCATGGATATCACAGACTTCTACCACGGTAAGTATGCATTTGGAGAAGAGGTATATTCTTCGCCAGAAGGCTTGCGATACAAGAAAACCGGAAAACTCACATCAGAAGACGTAAAATAAAAAAACGCCGCCCTCAAGGAAATTACCTCAAGGGCGGCGCACTTATTTATATTATACCTCTTCAGTTTTCACTGTGAAACCCATCGCGTTCAGCGGACCAGTAGTGGCCGGAAGTTCCGATTTTGCGACTACCTTTGTGGCAGTGACGCGGTATTTCTGATTAGGGAGCTTGTTCTTGCCTTCCTTGCGGATCTGAGCCGCAAACCCCGTGTAACCCCAGTTGCAGTCACACTGTCCGATGATTCCGGGAACTGCTCCGACACCCTGCACATCGTAGTATTTGTGACCAGCAACCGAGTGCTGCCACATATCGTACTTAGTGATGTACTTCTTGACCTTTGCCTCGGATATGTACGCGGCAAGCCACAAGGGATAATCCTTCAGCTCATCGAAATTGAGGTGGCAGCATATCCAGTTGACGTTCGTGTACAGCATCGGCTGATAGTTATGCGCAGCTATCGTGTCCATGAAGGCCTTGCACATCGCCGTACATACAGTCTTCCCAAGTTTGTACTGCGATTCCATCTCAAGGTCGTAGGCTATCGGATACGTGATCTTGCCGTCCAGCTTGTTCGCCTTAATCGTGCTGATCAGCCACTCGGCCTCTGCCTTAGCCTGCGCGGTATTCTTGGCGGTGCTGAACAGATATACCCCGACATATAAGCCGGCCGCCAAACAGCCACGAACGTGCTGCAGGAAGTACTTGTCCATATTCGTACCGTATGCAGCCCGAATCATAGCGAATTTGACAGGATATCCGAGGATTTTTCCGGACTTGAGAGCTGCATAATCGACATTTGGCTGACAATAGCTGATGTCGACACCTGCATACTTAGCCATTATTCCTCACCATCCTTTTTATCTTCACGTTCTGATTTCTTTTTCAAGACCTCAATTGCCTTTGTAATGACTGAGGGAATAGGTACACCCATCAGTCCGGCATTTTCGATTATGGAGATAGCTTCATTTGCAATAAATGCAATGACAGTCGCGTCCCGAATGAAATTAGACCCCATGATCATATCAAGCCGACAGGCAACAAGAACAACAAGCAGAGAAACTCCTTTTCTGCAAAGTCCCTTCCAGCCTGCACGGCTCTCCAATGCGCCGTTCTCCGTCTTTTCAGACTTGTGAAATACTCCAGCGACAATAAGACCTGTCGCATAATCAACGCCCATGAATATCAGCAGCGTGATCAGCGCGGCGTCAAAGCCACCGAAAAAACTTGCAATAGTGCTTCCTACAACGCCAATTGCGGTGCAAATTCCGTCTTTCATATCATTGCCTCCAGTTCGTTTATCTTAGCGCGCCAGCTTGCACGCTCCGCAAGCTTGTCCATGTATTCCTCCCGGGTCGCAGCCCCCTCCGCTATCTTGGCAGAGATGTAGTCTGTTTCAGCAAGTTTCTCCTTGAGGTCGGAAATCTCGATTGCCGCAGAAACCCTCGCACGCTCTGGGGCTTTCTCATCGTCGGAACGGAGCGCCGGAACGCCTCCGACAAGCTTGTAATTATACAGCCCGTCCGCGTCAGTAAGACCATGCTCTAAATAGTGCCCCTGCGCATGGTGATACTTGTCGCCCTCGCCGCGGTCTATTTCTGTCCACCCAGCGCCGGAAATAAACGCGCTGGAATCTACGGCGGTGATTACGCCGTCCTTGTCAGTTTTCACAAATACAATCTCTTTTATCTCTTCCATAAATCTGCCCTCCTAAGTTTAAAGTTCTGCCGAAAGGAACACCCCGTCTGCACCAACAACGTGCAGAGCTGCGTCAGAAAGCCCATGCCCCGCTTTAGTCGCACGAACTCTCAATTCATTTGCTGAAGCAGCAGCCACGCTAAATGTGAAATCACTTTCAGCTGCAACAGGACTTGGGAATTTGTAAACAGCGAAATTATCACCACCGATAATAGTCGGCGATATACTCATTGATTCAGGAATTGGCACTGCGAATTCCATGTAATTTACGTTACTGTGTACAGCCCGGTACGCACTCCACTGCGACAGCTTTAACAAATACCTCTGGCACTTCGCAAGCTCCACAGCGTAGTCCGGCGGCACAAACGGCGTCGCCAGTGACCCACTCTCCAGCTTGACCCATGCGAGCTTCACGGAATCCCCGACTTCGGTATCTTTGTTACATCCGACGGACACAGCAGAGATGTACTCGCCCTCGGGCAGTTCGACCGAAACCTTGTTCAGTCCCACGTGTAGTACAGGCGTGTAGTAGCTGTCAGCGTAATCCCCCGAAGAGTTCACAGTGCGGATTCTTGCCGACCAGACCCCTGATACTTCCAGGACGTTCAGAGAGAGTGTGTATTTCCCGGGAGCAAGCGGATTTTCGGCTTTCTGCCAAAAAACGTGAGCATTTGAATCTAATTTTATAGCCGATTTAATAAGTACGCCATCGGCACCCGCTGTTACCGTGCATTTATTTCCCTCTATGAACCATCTGTCTGCTGAGTATCCAGAAGAATACTCGGTCATCCCGCGTTGATTTACTCGAAAATCAGGATTTGTCAGCAAATTTGGGTTCGATGGTTCAACACAATCTGTGATATCAGCAACAGTATGAGTATGCCCCACATCAGCCTTGTCACCAAGCCTTTTCTCCAGTTCTGCCCTAGTTATAAACACCAGACTGCTGACATTAACATTAACATCGTAGGTCTGCGAAAGTGCAATTACCGCCGTGAATATCTCCATAAAGTCCGGATAATCAATCGACGACGGTATTTCCTCGCCGTTCGCGTCCTGATATATCGCGAACAGTACCTCTGTTTCGCCGTCAGAGGCGTATATCCCGACCTGTTTAAACGTGCAGGCTTCCGATATGCCATCGTTGCGAATCTGCAGCTTGAGCTGCAAACCACTGCTGCCGTCCAGCCTTACCTGTTCCGCAATCAGTACAGTCACATCAGACAGTGCCGAAGAAAGCTCTGTCTGGTCTTTGAGTGCAGCGGATTCTACATGCCCTCTGCCCACGGCCGCTCTTGACAAGGTCAGCACCTTTCCCGATGTCAGGGATTGTTCGAGCAGTTCCAGCCCGACATCCGTTATTGCGTTGTCATTCCATGTTGCCATCATTAACCTCCGCATATATAGTCTTTACCTTGCCGCCCAGCTTGGTCCCGGCATGGACATCAGCAGCGGCAGTGATTCCAGCAATACGCGGGTCGTAAATTATACCGCGTAAATGCTTGATTTTGCCGCATATCAAAGTCTTAACATTAACGCCTGTTTTCGCGTCGATGTCAATAATGAAAACTGTTTCATCAAGCACGGAACGGATATTTTTATAGTAATTTACCTTGGCCAGGACCCGTTTGCGCTTCTCCTCGTCGCTGCCGCTGTTCCATATATAGATTTTGAAATGAAAAGGAGGACCGTTGTATTGATTCCATTCAACGACCTGGACATTTTCATAAATACTCCGCAAAGCAGTTTCAACCGCATACTTAGTGCCTTTGTATTTGTGGACAAGAAGACACTCCTTGACTGCCTGCCGCTTGCTCTCAATTGACGAATCTGCCTCATACCACTGTATCTTGAGATCGGCGGCGAGAATATCAAGAACCTTTTCCGGAAGCTCGTCCACCCTCGGAAAGACAGCCGCATACTCTGATTGAGCCGCCACCTTGACAAGTTCACCCGCAACAGCGTCCGCAAGTTTGACCTTGTCCGTGTCACGGGTAAGCGAATACGGAAAGGCGGCAAGCAGCGCGTCTTTTTCTGTGATCAGCTTACTCATCTTCGTATCCTCCGTTCGTTATCACGGATTTCGCAATGTCGGTATGCGCTACCTGCGGGGTAAGGCGGTCAGAACCGTCACGAAGCGAAACGAACACTGGCGACTTGATATCAACACGCTTTGCACCAGTATCCTTAAGCAGCCACATGAGCCGTGACGGATTTATATCCCGGCCAATTTTCCTGCACTGCCACTCCACATATTCCTCAATTGCGCTGCGTATCGCCGCTTCGATCTCCGCCGCCGACTTCTCGGAATTGCGGTCGATATAATATGTAAGATTCACGCTGAACTCAACGACAAGCGGGTCGAGAACCTCAACAACGTCCGTAAGCGGTCTGACCTTATCGTCATTGCAGGCGGCAAGTATAGCGTTCTTCGTTCCATCATCGGCGATTTCGCCGTTTGTCATTATCGCGAAGATGTTCACATATCCCGGCTTGTCCTTGGGACTTATCGCGCACACGTCCGCTATGCTTGTTGATACCGCCTTTGCGTGATACTCATAGGCTCCCTTCGGACCGGCGGTGCTGAATGCCTCCAACCCGGCTCTCATGAGCTCATAGTATTCATCGTCAGTCGCGCGTTCAGCGCCGCTGTGGGACGTTTCCACATTTTCACAAGACGAAAAATACATAACATTATCTACGTCCACAAGCTTATTGATCTGCCCGGGCGCGTAGCCGTTACCGACTTCGCCCTCCGTTTCGCAGACAATCGGAACATCGACCGTGACCTCCCCGATATTGACCGCCGCATCCTCTGTGACTGTCCACATGAGCGCCCCGCTGCTATCGGTGACCCTTGTTCCCTTGGGTATCGGTATCGCCGTTTCCTGCGGCGCTGACAGCGTAATGCGCACCACGCATTCCGCCGGCTTTGCTTCCGGTCTTGTCACATTGTATATCATCTCTCCGAGTGCGTCGAGGTTTTCACCCGCCGCCCGGGACGGCAGGTTCTGATTTGCCGCGTAATTCACGATTATGCGCTGCTGTATGATTATCCCGGCAACCCACTGAATAAACAGCTTATCAGGGTCTGACGGCAGCAGCGTGTGTCCTGTGAGTTCCTCATACTTGGCGGTAAGGTCTGCAACGACTTCCGCGCTGTCGGTCGAAACAAACTGATAATCAGTCGCTCTGCTCATCTGCTATGCTCACCTCCACCGTTAATGCCATTGTGCCGTCCGCTGATTTTTCAAAGTACACATCGTCCAGCTTTGCACGCGGCTCAAATTCTTCAATCGCGTCCGAAATCTCCACGAACGCTATCGTTTCCGCAGCGTCGATAGGCTTGTCCACGAACTCCATAGGCAAGCCGAATTCCCTATGCATGGGTACCGTTCCGCGCTTGGTATTCAGCAGGAGCGCGATATTCTGCAGTACGGAAAGCAGTTCGCTGTCCTGCTGCAGGGAAAGCGAGTAACCGTCGGCGGCGCTTACCTTGTATGACATTTCATCGCCCCCTTACTTGTTGTATTCTTTGAGTGTTATCGCTACCCCAGCGGTTATAAGCTCCGATTTTTTACCGTAGATTTCCTCGGTAACGTTAAGTTTCGTAATTACCCAGCGATAGTTGCCTATCACCCTCTTGCCGATCACGAATTTAAGCGTTTTGCCGGTCTTTTTGTACTTTTTCAGCTTATCCAGCTCCTCCGCGACCTTAACGCCGAGAATCTGCGAAAGCGTCATGTTGAACGAAACCGTATCTGCGTCGTTTCCCGTGAATTCAATGATCTCATTCCCGCCATGCCGCTTGTGACTTCCGTAAGACGCGGAACTGCTTATTTTCAAGCCCGAAAAAGTTTCAACTTTGTTTGTTGAAACTGTGAAAACAACTTTCCCAAGACTGCCGACTTTCATGTCAACCCTCCCATGATAATGCCGTCGCCGTTGAATTCATCGTTGTATTCACACACCACAGTCTGACCGATGAACGGCAGCCAGCCGTATATCTTCACCGTGATCTCATGCGCGTGTACGCACCCGCCTGCACATTCGATGTCCGGCGACTTCCCGCTGATCTCATCAGGGTGGCTCTTGGTGTATTCCGCGCCGCTGCTCAGCTCCCTGTCGGCTGACGCGTGTTTCTCGCTGACAGTCCACGATTTTCCGTCCGATTTCAGCGCCAACGTAACGAACGAAGAATGATCAAGGACAGGCAGCCAGTCCGAAACGATGTCCACATCAGGAAACCTGACCCTTGCCATTCTTTTTTTAACGTCCACAACGGTGACCATTCCGATTCTAAACATCGTCAACCTCCGTAAAGTATCTGATTTACCCGCGCCTGCACCTGCTCATAGCTGTGTCCAGCGGCTTCAAGCAGTTCCTTGCGCTTGGGATATACGTCCCATTCGCCACGGATCACCTGCATAGCCAGCTCTTGTATCTCATCGCTGCTGTCCGTCTTGCCCTCGCTTGCCTTTTCGCTTTCCAGGCATTTTCGCAAGGTGACCTGCGTAGTATAGCCGCTCGAAGATATGCTGTGCTTAGCGGACTTGACGATGTACTTACCATCGCCAAACCCGAAATCACAAAGTTCCACCGTGTTTCCTGCGGCAAGCCTGGGATCTCCGGGGAACGTAAACGTTCCGGTGATCTCAAATTTGTTGTGCAGACGGAGCAGCTTGTGTGCGAGTTCCTGCGCCTCTGCCTTGCTTGATATGCGCTGACACACCTGTAAGCATTGCTGATTGTCGCTGCTCTCGTTGTAATTTTCGGCATACTCTGTCGCCGAAATGACCGCGCCGCTCGTAGTGGTGCAGTACACCCGGCATGAGGTGTAACAGTTGTTCGTGCCAGTGGACAGCTTGTACTTGGTGTAGCCGCCCTCCTCGCCAAATTTTATCTTTCTGACCGCCTTTTTCCCCTCGTAAGCCGCCTGGTCGAACACCACAAGGATATTGTTGGTGGCTTTCAGGGAGCAGCCGGCATTGTGGCACAGCTTCTGCAGAAAGGCAATATCAGAGGTCTGATACTGCTCCACGCGGGAATACCTCGGATTGAACTCGCTTTCAAAAAGCGCTCCCATTCCATTCTGCCGCGCTATCTGACCTGCTATCTCTGAAAGTGTGATGTTCTCCCACGACTTGGATTTCAGCGTCTGCCGCACGGTATTGCTGAAAGCCAGCGATGTTGCCTTAATGGTAACGGTCGCTGGCGGACCCTGCGCGTCTATGCTGTCAAGCTCGAACTGACCGCAGTCAAGCACTGTGTCCTTGCCGTTGTTGTTCCCGTTTCGGAGTACAATAACAGCTGATATCTTAAGGCCCTTGCCAGTCTGAACCTGCGTGTTAGCCGTGCTGCCAGACTTCTTGGAGCTTGAACTTTTTGTGGAGCTGGAAGAACTCGAAGAGGACGAAGAACCGCCCCCGCCGACGGATTTAAGATTGGTACCCTTTATGTATCCATTCTTGCCGGAATAGGTGATTTTCGCCCAGCTCGAATAAAATCCGTGAACCTCAACGATAGTGCCGTAAGGGAGTTTGCCGATCGCCTTGTATTTCTCGCCAGCGCCCTTTCGGATATTTACGCCCGTTGAGGCGGTCACTCTGTATCTCGGTTTATCGGTACCCCCGCTGGCCGAGGAACTCGAACCTGAAGACGTTGATGTCTTTGTGCTGCCCTCCGGCGCGGCGGATATCACCGAACCGCCCAGCGCACCGCCATCAATTATGCTGTTCAGCCATTTCCGCAGCCATTTGCCGTCACGGTCGCAGACCTTTATCTGCAGGTCGTCAGCCTCGTCCTCTTCGTTGTCCGTGTATGTGAAAAAAATCCAGTCCTTATTCACATACACGGATATGTCCACGCCGTTAAGAACTACCTGTGTTTCAGCACGGCGCGCAAGGTGCTTGTCGCTCATCCGCTCGCCTTCTTCCACGGCGGCAGGTCGTCCGCCGTTATTCTGTCCTCAACATCCGGGACATCGAGGATAACGCCCTCCGAAAAGATGTAAATGTATCGGTATTCAGGGTTGGCATTGATAAGCACGTCCGTGAATTTCACATCTCCGTACACCTGGTGGGATATGCTGTCCCACATATCCCCCTGCTTTGTCGTGTATGTGCTCATGCGTACACACTCCTTTGCCTGTCTATTCCCGCTTCCTCAAGCGCGTCCCTAACCATGTCAACAAGTCGCTCGGACATCTCCTGCAGCTTTTCCTCGGTCATATCGCTAACTTCTCCGTTCACGACAAACTGGGGCGCTATGGTGATCTGCGCGCCCGAGCCGCCGGAAAGCAGCGCCCTGGTGTTATCTGCGTCAACGACTCTTTCACCGCCGCGCATAGCCACAAGTTCCGGTCCTTCCTCGCCTACAAGGGCAATGCCATTTTCTGCGTAGTCAGTACCGCTTGCATAAGCGTTCTCAATATCATGGAAACCGCGCACGCTTCCCTCATACGCCTTGTCAGAAGCGTTCGCCCCTGCCAGGGCCTGTGCAGCGGCTGCCGCAACAATATCCGCCGCTGTGGTGACCGAGCCTTTCCCGGCAAGGATAGCGTCAGCATAAGCCTGTATCGTAGCTTTTGCCGCTTCTTCTGCCTGGTCGCTCAGTTTCATGTCCTCGACGGCTTTTTCCATGTCGTCAACGATACCGTCCATTGTATCATCGATATCGACCTTGTAGTCGGCAAGCGATTTCGAAACCTCTTCCTGCGCCTTTTTCTGCTCCTCAAAGTTCGTGACCATGGTTTTCAGTTCTTCATCGGTCGCGTCAGCTATGCCGGCGATGACGTTCACCGAATCAGAAGAACCGTCCGCGAACGAGGCAATCACATCTCCCAAGCCCTCAATGTCGCTAGTCCTCTTGGATAGCGACTCAAGGTTATAGTTGTAATTGTCCCAGTATTCTGTCTGCGAAGAAAGCGCGTCATTGATAGTCTGAATGCTTGTCGGCAGAGTTTCCTCAGCATTTGTCCAAAGGTTGTATTGGCCATTTACACTGTCGTAAGCCGCCTGATATGCATCGTTGTAAGCCTGCAAAAGCTCGGTTGTCTGGTCGGTGACGTCGTTTACCGCTATGGATACCGCGTCATATGCGGAAACCATCTGCTCAGAAGCACCGGAAATTACATCGCTGTATTCTATGCCGACGCTTTCGCACTCAGCAATAGCCGCGTTGACCTCTGCCAAATCAGAAAGAACCTTGCTTCGTTCTTCTGATGCCTTGTTAAGATCCTGTGTATAGTCACTCTTTCCGAAGATGTTTCCGAGAAACGAGTAATCAAGAGTATTCTCAACGAAACTCTTTTCTCTGAAATAAGCCTGATTATAAGCAATCTCGGCTTTTTCAGCCTGCTCCTGCAGTTGCTGCTGCTTGATAGTCAGTTCTGCAATATTATCCTGTGCCGCTTTGTACTTTGCCTGTATGCTGTCAGAACCCGCCGCCCTGTCGATAGCACCAGAAAGGCCGTCCAGTTTGCCTGTGACATTCTCAACAGTCAGCCCAAGATCAGGATACAACTCATTCAGTTTTTCAAGAATCGGCTGCATAAGCGCTTCCTTATGTGCCGCCGTTTCCGATGAAGAAGCTATGTCCTTCAGCTTTGCCGCCAGTATCTGTGCCTGTTCCTGCTGATCTGCAATATAGTCAGTTCCCTCATGATAGGAAGAAAGCAGGTCAGATGTGGAATCATGCAGAGAATCTATCTCCGAATACAATTCCGAAACGGAAAAAGACTGCTGCTCAATAGTCGCGGTCGCTTCGTCAAGGTCATATTTCAGAGCGCGTGCCTGGTCTGAGGTTTCGCCGTATGTATCACAGGCGGTCTGATAGTCGCTGTTAAGCTGTTCGACCCTGTCCTGCTGTTCCTGCGAGGCTGTCGTCAGTGTCAGTGTTTCAAGCCTTGCCGCTTTCGTTGCCTCAGAGTAACCGATGATTCCCGCCGTAAGTGCAACGACCGAAACCGCAATAATACCCGCCGGATTAGCGAGCATTGCCGCATTCAGCTTCATTTGTGCGCCGGCGGCGGCAAACTGTGCCGCCACATTCTTTGAAAGGTTGATATTCAACAGCATGAGCAAGCCGTTCTCGCTTGCCTTTATGCCGATTCCAGCCGCCGAAAGAGCGTTAGAAATCTTTTTCACCGCCGTGAATGCCGTGTATCCTGCAACAACAACGCCGATCTCCGCACCGACCGCCATGATACCCTTTACTACAGCGGGATTTTCCTCGCAGAATTCGTTGATGCCGGTCATGATCTGTGTGCCTGTCTGAGTAAGCCTGCGGAGCTCATCTTCATACAGACTGCCGACAGTCATCTTTAGGCCATCGGTAGCAGAATCAAGCAGTGTAACATCGCCCTGCAGGTTGTCAAGCTTGATGTCAGCCATCTTCTGTGCAGCGCCGGAACAGTTGTTTATCTTCTCAGTAAGGGACTGGAAGTCCTCATCCGAGGCGTTGATCATTGCAAGCAGACCGTTATATCCACGCTGCCCGGCAATCGCCATAGCGTTCTGGACACGCTCTGCCTCGGTCATCTGCTCAAAGTAGCCGCGAAGTTCGATTATGGCATCGGAGAACTCGTCAATAGTGCCGTCAGCATTTACCGCAGAGTATTCGATTTCTCCGAAAGCGTCAGCTGTGAGGGTCGCGCCATTGAGCAAGCCGTTGAATGTGTTTTTCAGTGCGGTACCTGCAACAGACCCCTTAACACCAGCATTAGCCATAAGACCAACGCCGACCGCAACATCTTCAATGCTGTATCCGAGCGCCCCGGCTATCGCGCCCGCGCCAGAAAAGGTTTCGCCCATGGTGGCAACGTTGGTGTTGGAGTTCGTAGCGGCCGCTGCAAGCACATCGGCAAAGTGCGCGGTATCCTTTGCAGTAAGCCCGAACGCAGTCAGGTTATCGGTGACGATATCCGAAACAAGCGCAAGGTCTTCACCGGAAGCGGCGGCAAGGTTTATCATGCCGTTCATACCGGAAAGCATCTCGTTCGCATCCCAGCCCGCCATTCCCATATAGGTCATAGCCTCTGCCGACTGGTTTGCAGTAAACGAGGTCTGCGCACCGAGCTCCTTTGCCTTGGCGGTCAATTCCTGCATCTGGACTGCATTCGCGCCGGATAGAGCCTCGACAGTACTCATTGTGCTGCCAAACTCCATCGACACATCAATGCATTCCTGATATGCGTCCGCTATCTTCTTCAGCGCAGTGCCGATTCCTGCCGCCACCATCGCCGCCCCGACGGTTTCAAACGCCGTTGCGCCGGCGTCACCATATCTGGCGGCTTCCTCAGCAGCTCTTTCTTCCTGCTTGGTTAGTTCCTCGACCTGGGTTTTCAAGCGGTTGCTTTCACTTGTAAGCTGGTTGACATCAATGCCTGCCTCAGAGAGCTTCTGACCCATCTGCTGTAAGCGCTGATTTTTGTCCGCAATAGCCTGTTCGGTGTTCGCAATGCGGTTTTTCAGCTCGACTTCGCGCGCCGAAAGCTGCGCCTCCTGCACCGTAGTGTCCTCGGTGCTGTTTTTCAGCTTTGCAAGTCCGCTCTGAGTGATTTCGAGCTGCTTTTCATATGTATTAAGCTGCTTGGTAGACCGTTCAATGCCTGCCTGCTGTTTCTGATAGGCGCTGATATCGCTTTGCTGCTTATTCAGCGTCTGTATCTCCTTCTGAGTTTTATCAAGTATCTTCTGGGCGGAGTTGAACGTTCCCTTGAAGTTCTCACCCAGCCGCGCGCCGAGTTTGAACAACATTTCATACTGCTTGCTTGCCATTCAACCCTCACCCTTCCTTACTTCTTTTCCGACTCTTTCAGGATTTTATTGTGCGTAATAATCCACCGCTGTATTTCTTTAAGTGGCTGCCCCAGCCAAAATGGGATAGGTGCATATCCGTTTTGCGCCAAAATAAGGATATTGCGCCTTAGCGTCTCGACTGTGCAACACCGGCCAAGAAAAAACGCGCTCTGTTCTTTATCCTCTCAAAGTCGACGATGGATATCTTGTTGAAAAAATCCCTGCCGACAGGCTTTGTACAAGCCTTGACCGCCATAAGGATAAGATAATTTGCGTCGTTGATAGCGCCGTAGTACATGGTCTTCCCGCGGGACACAAGTTCTTCCTCAATGTTCAGAGCGTCCGCGCCGGTGAGCTTGTCAAAGTCAAATGCAAGCTCGGTCACCTCCTCGCCGTTATACATAACGGGCTTGGTCAGATGCAGTATGTTTTCAACGCTGGTGTTAGTCATATCTTCAAGCTCGTTCTCAACAAGCTCGTCCATGTTCTCAGTCTTTTCAAGGTCAACGTTTGTCTTTGCCATAATTCAAAATTCCTCCTCAAATGAAACGCCGCTCCCTGCGAAATGCAGGGAACAGCGATAGTAATTATCAGGACATACCCAGGCACTTGCGGATCTCCGCCGCTCTGTCCTTGCCTGTGTGGTCGATATAGCGGAAATTCAGCGGGTCAAACTCGCAGAGTTTCTTGCCGTTCGCGTCTATTTCCGCATAGTAGTGTACCGCATATTCGCCGTTCACTGCGATAGGCGATGCGTTCTTGACCGTACCACCGGTCAGCTTTTTCGGAACAACGCGCATGATTATCTTCTTCTGCTTGGTTTCCAGTTCGCCGCCGCTGTAATTGTAGTGCTGGTCGGCACGCCACAGGGAAAGCGTATGGACACGTTCCTCGGCAAGAGCATACGCCGCCTCGTTTGCGTGATTGAACTTAAACGTTGTGGTCATAGCCTTGAGCTGAGCCATAACAGGTATCTCAATCTCACCGAGCACCCCCGCGCCGCTCACATTGAATACCATATTTTCAAAATCCGGAAGGTCTACCTCCGCAACTCCGTAAAACATCTTTTCGTCCTCATAGATGGCATAGGAGATTACTCCCTCGTCAACTCCATTAGGCATTTCGCAGTCCTCCTTTCTTAAGAACCGAGCGCGGCTTCAAGCATATCCACGCTGTACTGAACGTGCATATCTATCTGCTGTGCCGGTATCGGTGATGCCGCCTGACAGTCAAGACGGAACATTCCGTTCATGAGATTTGTGACAGGGTTCAGCTCACTTGTATATGCGATTTCGCCGCCGTAAAGCTTGCCCTCTGCTGTAAGGCCATTGAGCCATGCATTGAACGCATTGATAATAGCGTCGCGCAGCGCAGGGGTCAGAGGCTTGTCGATGTACTGCCAGAATGTATTGATGAACGTGTTGCATATCCAGTCCTGCACTCTGTTGGTGCATATGAACATCTTGGCAACATCGCTCGTCTTGGGATAGCAGCCCAGATAGTTGCCCCACAGGGTCCAGCCGCCGTTGTTAAGCACGGTGACAACCCCGGCAGATACGCTGATAACATCAGCCTGCGGAAGTGAAAGCGTCACCTCAGTGCCATCCGCGCAAACCGCGCCGGTGATGGATACGGACTTGTTGGACGGAGACTCATACGGGCAATCGGCGTTGCCGGAATCCACCTTTGCGATAAGTCCGCACACGATAACAGAAAGGTCGAAAAGGTAATCGCCGCTCTTGACCATCGGCCAGCATACGATCATGTCCTCGGATACGTATCCGTTGTCGGTCTTGTGCTTAAGCACCTTGGAATAGTCATTGACTGTCTTGGTGTTGATGTCCACGACCGCCTTGGCGCGGAACAGTCCATTGATACTCGGCGCTTTCGCCGCCATCACCGCCGCTACTGTCGGATCTGTTGACCAGCCGGGGGCGCATATAAGGTCGGGAACAATCCCGACAACGCTGCGGCACATTTCAACTGTTTCCACAGCCATTTCAACGTCCTCTGCCGTGATGGTGGAAAGGTCTGCGACATCATAGCCGATCTTGAGCTTGTCGGCGCTGTAGCTCGAAGAGTCTGCCAGCAGCTCGATACACAGCGCATTGCCGCTGTAATATGCCTCGTAGTCAGTACCCTTTGTCAGTACTGTTGACGCACTTCCTGCCGTTACCTTAAGATCGTCGTTTATGATAGCGTCAGCGGTAAGCTCCACGATGTGGTCGGCAACCGTGAATTCCTCGGCTGCGACCGCCTTCTTGTGCTTTGTCGGATCGAAGATGTTGTAGAATATCGCCGGCGACATACCCATAAGTTTATGGTATCCGTACATTGCCTGGCAGAGATTCCACTTGGGCGAACCGTCCGCGTTCCTCCATTCGGTGCTGTAGCCGCCGAGTTCCTCCGCCTCGCTGAATCCGGACGAAAGCTGGGGCTTGCCGGTGTAGCCCTTACCGCGATGGCAGGGCCATGCGCCTATGAAATAAGGAATACCGACCGCTGCGGTCTGCACCGCAACAACGCCGGTATCGTCCTTATATGTGTTTATGCCATGTCTTAAAGCCACGGTTTACTCCTCCTTGCCTTTAATTTTCCTGATAAGCGCGTCATACGGGATGTATATACCGCGCTTTTCCTTCAGGTCGCTTTTTGCCTTTGCAACGTTGTGGTCTGCGACAATAAGCCGCTCGATCTGCGGGTAATCCTTGAGCTTTTCGCCGAACGATTCAATAATTTCAGCCTTTGAGCCGAAATATATCCTGCCATTCGTGACAACTCCGCGTATCGAGGGACCTAAATAGACCCAGACCCTTGACTCTTCCACCGCGTTCTGCCCGCCCTGCTCTGCCTGTTCCGGCTGTTCGGACGGTACTTCATCGCCGACGGTCTTTACCTCAGACATTTCCTCCGAAACGTCGGTTTTCCTTGCCAAAGAAATCAACCTCCCTCTGTATTGGTCTGATGTGGAATGTGCCTATCATTTCGCCTGCGTAGTAGGGCGCGGTATCATCGGGATAGACGACCGACTCAACTCCCTCATGCTCGTCAAGCACGAATTCTTTTCCTATCTGCACCTGTTCAAGCAGCCGCTCCTGCACCCTGTCCATGAGGTTGAGGAGCATTACAGCGCCGTCCTGCTCGTCCTGCGAGTACACGCAGAAGATAAAGCGCACCGCCGCCGTGTATTCGGGATTAGGATAGCCGTTCTCGCTCCGCTGGTGCTTGCTGTCGATAAACTGAACGATGATATACGGCGCGAGTTTCTTTGCCGAATTGCTGTCAGGCAGACGCATGAGATACACCGCCGGAACACGGCTTTTCTCCTTTGCGTCGCCTTTCTGGACTGCCTCCGGAAGAGAAATGTTCTTTATCGCGTCCTCGCAGAACGTTTTCAGTTCCTGAATGAGTTTTACCCTTGTCATGGTTACCTCCAACCGTTAAGCAGCGCCGTTGTTTCATGCTCCATGCGCTCCTCAAACACCTTGCGGACATTGTCGCCGACCGTATTTGCAAGGGTCGGATTCGCCCCCAGCATCTGCGGAACGGACGGACCGAACTTCTGCTTTATCGGCAGTCTGCTTGACCCGTACCGTTCAAAAAGCCCGATGTGTCCGCTGTCCATCGTTGCACGGAAAACGTGTTTCAGCGTTTCGCCGGCGGTGTTCCGCTTGACCTGCACTCTGTACAGCCCGGAACTGGTGATTTTTGCGTTGAACCGGATAAGCGGAACATGAAATCCGCGAAAACTAAGTCCGACGCTTATTTCATCGCCGGACTTCTGAATATGCTGCGAAGACTTGGTATACTTCTTGAAGTCGGACGTATTCAGCGAATAGTCCTTATTGACTTCACGCGCTACAGCCGCCGTGCCGCTCGTTGCGGCGCGGGTCAGGGAAGAACTGGCCGCTTTCTCAATGCCGCCCGGTATCCCGGCTAAGAGCTTGGTTGCCCGGTCGAGCGCCTTGGAGCTGCCGGAATCATCAGCAAGCGAAATGTTGACGATTCCGGAATAATTGCCGCCTGAATAGCTGTCACTCATCGTAATACCTCAGTTCCAGCGTGATAAACCCCATATCACATTTGGACGTAACTACCGAATACTTGCGGAAAAACGTCTTACCCAGCGCCTCGCCGTCGTCTATCTCAAAGCGGTGTCCCTGTTCGGGGATCACACCATCAAGATCCTTCTCGTTGATATAGGCAACGGCGGTCACAAGGTATATGCCCTCAGCATGGTCGCTCTGAATTATAGGTCTGTCAGACTGCTTGACCCGCTGGAGAATGATCGGTATATCTTCATATACCTCTCCATCGTATTTCACTGTGTGACTTTCCGCAAACTCCTCGGTGTTCATCAGCACATTTGCGATATCGGACTTGACCATGTCCTTAAAGCCCATTATTCGCCCTCCGGATCATCGGACAGCGCGTCGGCGAAAAAGTCGTCAAGCGCCTTGATGAGTTCCTGCTTGGTTGCAGCTGCAGACACCTCGATACCGTACTCGTTTGCAATCGACTGCAAATCGGCTTTCGAGGTGTCCGGACCGTACTGCGGTATGCCAAAGTCATCACCGGCGCTTTCGTCATTATCATTGTCATTACTTTCAGACTGAACCTCGCCGCGCTCGGCACCGTCCACCGCCTCCGCGATACCCTCGCGGACAATCCTTAAGCCCAGTTTCTCGTCAACCTCGAACGGCGGGTCCTTGGGAGACTTGGGCTTTACAATACCGTCAACCACCAGCCCGAAAGTTGTATTAAGGATTCTGATTCTCATAGAAACCTCCTATCAGCTTACGACGGATGCCGCGAAGATGAACGGCGTGTAGTACCTGGGCATTGCGATAGGCCTTGAATAAAGCTCTACAGCTCTGGTATTATGGGGGTTGTCCACAAACAGCTTGGTTACTCTAGACTTGGCAATAGTCGCGAAGTCCGGACTGCCATAAGGCATGAGTGTGACCGCACTGTAAGCCACACGGCCGCAGTTCGGGAATGTTACCATTGCCGCGTCACTGGGGAAATAGCTTTGTGTTACACCGTTATCATTTTCGTATTTGTGACCTACAACGAAAACGCGCAGCGTGTGACCACGGAAATTGAACGAGCCAAGCTCATTGACTCCGGGAAGTATGTTGTGCTCGTTCACACTGCCGAAATTGATCGCAATGTTCTTGTTCAGCATTGTGTAAAGTTCCTCGTTCTTGTAGAACACATCGGCAACGTCGGTGCCGATGAGCAGGTCAGTAGCCGCCATACCACGGTCGGAAAGCATCTCACACATTGCGTGAACATCTCCGATGATGTTGGCGTCCGAGCTGTTCCACTTGTTCTGCGGGGTGTATGTATGTTCCGTTGCAGTGTCATAGAACTGAATATGCTTTGTTTCACCAGGGGTATTGATGTCGATGTACTCCTGCATGGTGAGCGCATTATTCTGCATTAACTGAGCGCACATCCACTCGATACGGCGGCGCGTTCTCTTTTCAAGGGTCTCAAGATCCTCTGCAAGCAGACGTATAGCCCGCTGTGCAGGTGTGGAACCTGCGATAAGGGGTTCGCCGAAACCGCGTGCTGCCAGCTCGTCAGCGCTCAGCGGAAGTCTTTCAGCAATATATGCGGGACCGAATTCAGCCACGGTGTAGCCATCGCGCTCAATAGGTATAGCGCCGCCGCGTTCAGGCACGAAATGTGCCAGCTTACGCTCACCGCTCTTTTTGTACTCCACAAGGATCTTGTCCTCGGTATGAATATCACTTTTGCCAGTGGTAAAGTAGCGGTCGCTGAAGAACATTGTTTCAGGCTTCGCCTTTTCGTGAATGCTCTGCAGCACGTAAGACTTGGTTATATCAATATTTACTGCCATTTTGTCCTCCTCGTTAGTTAGAATCGGCGGCGGTAAACTCGATGCCATACTTGCGCAGGGTATCCTTGTCTGCCTCCGTCATCTGGTAGCTGTCCTTCATGATGATCTTGTTGCTGTTGAACTTGCCGCCAATGTAGATGGTCATGTTTACATCTTCGTCAGCCGGGACAGTAATGTCATCGGTCAGAATGCCGTAAGGCTCAAGCACCTCGCTGTCCGAAGACGAGGCGGTTGTTCCCAGGATAACAAGTGTGCCGTCCTTTGAAGATTTCGCAAGCACGGTGCCGCGCTTAAGCTCTCCTGTGTTCTTGCGGAGCTTTCCGGTGCCAATTCTTAACGCCGGATCCGTCCCGGCGACAAGATTGTCGGCGGATACTGTGCCAAGCTTTTTGAGAAGTTCCGTAGTCATTACTCGTCCTCCTTCAGCGCATCGTCAATAGCTGCTAAAACCTCAGCCTCTTCCTGGGCTTTGTTCTGTCCCGCTCCGCCGTCAGCCTGCGGAGCGACCGTGTGAACGTCTTCCGCACCGGAACCGCTGTAATCTGCCTTCATGTCGTCAAGGAACGACTTGCCTTTCCTTGCATTCTCCGACATAGCCTTGTAAGCAAGTTCCTCGGCTGTGCAGGGGTTCTTGTACTTAGCGTCAGCGAGGAGTTCCGGGCTTACCTGTCCGGCGATAGCCTCTATCTTCTCTAAGCGTGTGCGCTCGTCCGCAAGCGCCTTCTGCACAGCGGCGTCCATTGCCGTCTTGTTTTCGACTGCGTGTTCTGCCTTGTAATCCTCTTCAACGCGTGCTGCGAGTTCGGGATTTTCTTTGCGCAGTTCAGCAAGATTTACTGCCATAGTGGTTTTACCTCCCTCATTGTTGTTTGATTTATTTGCATTGCCTTCATTTGATTCAGGCTGTAATGCCATGCGGTGTGCCGCTGTAATATTCGGAGCGTTATTTACAACTGGTATATTTTCAGGGCATGTTGCTCCGTAAAGCGGCATAAATCTGCCGCTCACATACAGTGCCGTCTTATCAGCCGATGCGGCTATCTTGACTTCATCGCTCGTTTCAATGAGCTCGTCAACAAAGCCCTGCTCCTTGGCTTCTTTTCCGGTCATAAATGTTTCAGCCGACATCATACTGAGCAGTTCGGCTTCCTCTTTTCCGGTCTTACGCTTGTACGCTGCCAACATGACCTTGTCGTAAGCATCATTGGTCTGTGCCACTTTTCTAAGTTCATCTGCATTGTAATAGCCAAATACAGGCGCTAATGACTTGTGTATCATTATCAGCGAACCTTCGGACGCCTTGACTGTATCAGCAGCACACATAATGTGTGAGCCTGCAGACATTGCCACGCCGTCAACGGTGCAGGTAATCTGTGTGCCGTTCGTAGCCATTTCACGCAGCTTGTTGTATATGACTATCGCAGTTGTACATGAACCGCCGCAGGAATTGAGCTTTATATCTAACTTTCGGCTCTTGGATATTGCCTTTAAGTCATCTAAAATCTCGCTTTCAACGATGTAATTTTCTTCCGTGGGCTTATTGGTGTCATAGTCAAACGGTCTGCTTTTTACTACCAAACCGTAAAGCACAAGCTCGGCGGTTTCCATATCAGCATCAGCCCTGACCGAATAGCCCTCACGCTCCGCGAAATACGCAGCGCCTTTATTCTTCATCGGCATTTTCTTCATCTCCATCTTCATCATCGTCAGCGATGTTATTCGTCTGGGCGGGTATAATGTTCTTTATAAGCTCGTTCTCCACCGCAAGAGCAGACATATTGTCCTCCCAGTTTTCGCCGTAGTACTCTCTTGTGATTTGCTCGTTCGTCTTCCAGCCGTGCTGAACCAGCATTGCGTTTGACTCGGCTTCCTTCTTGGGGTCAAGCTGTGTGAGCGCCGGACCGTCCCACCGCGCACTGCACCAAGCCGCTCTGATAAGAGGATCATCGAAGAAACCCGGCGCCTTTATCCTGCCGCGTGCAACAGCCTCAGCAAGCCAGACCTCATAAACAGGCTGGCAGAAGTCATTGACGAACCAAGAACGGCGCATTTTAATGACTTCCCACGCTTCTTCTAGCGCGCCCTTGGAAGCAGAATAGGACGCGGTGAACTCCTTAAGCAATACCTCATGTGGCATCTCAAGCGCCGCGCCTATCTGCCGCGCGATCGACTTGGTGAAAGTTTCATAACCGGCAGTCGGTATATTAGGATTGCCGAATACGATTTTTTCGCCCTTTTTCAGTTTTACAATATTTCCGGGCGACATCTCCGGCTCATCCTCGTTGGCGTCGTCATCATCGGAATGGTCGAACATCGGCATATTTGTAGAGTCTGTTTCCGTTTCTAGCCAGCCCGTAAAATACGTCTGAATGATCGCCGCCGTAAGTTCGCTTTCCGTATATCTGCGATTCTGCAGGAGCATTTCAATGACCGGAGCGAGATACGAAACGCCCCGATACTGGTCGGGGCGCTCTGAATCCATTATCTGAAGTATGTTAGGCAGTCCGGTCTTTTTGCTGACCGCCTCGACTCTGACCCAATTGATGTCCTTAAGCATAGACGAATACGGGTAACCGTTGCAGACATGGTAAGCTACCACTCTTCCGCCGGCGTCCACTTCTACGCCGTCATGCACTTCATTGTCGCCATGTTTTCCCTCTGTGACTGAAAAAATACCGTTTGAAACGGAACATAACGGCGTGCTTATTCTGTCAGCTTCTATCATCTGAACACAAAGGGAAAACGGATTAAGCCGGGTAGGCTCCCGCCTTTTCAGCAGGGCAAACACATCGCCGCTCATCAGCCAGGATTTCACGGCTAACTGCTGCATTTCGTAGAAATTATTTATGCCCAGCGCGTCACATGACGACTTGTTCAAACACCATGCCCGGAACTCTGCCTCGGTACGCTTGCACCACTGCCTTGCACTTTCCGGCGAAAGTCCAAGCAGTTCCGCGTCAAGACTGCACTTCATTCGAAGTCCCGGACCGACTATCTTTGTGCGGTTGGTATTCACAGCGGCGGCGGCTATCGGGGATGCCATATACAGCATGCGTCCACGCTGGCGCATGGTAGCATTGTGAAAGTCTATATCCTCAATCGGCGCGCCCGAACGCGCATTGAAAGCCCTTAATGACCTTTTAGTTAGCGATGCGCCAGCGTCGCCGTACCCGCTTGCATATACATTTGAGCCGCTCAAAAACGTCCCCCCTTTTTCGTGGAATAACAAAGGCACGCCGTTTGACCGGGCGTGCCTTGATTGTATTAAATTGTAGATTTCACTTGTCAGCAATCGCGGCTCATGCGCCGTTTTTGCCCATAAAAAAAGCACCTCTTTCAAGGTGCTAACATTTGTATTTTTTAGATTTTTTTGAGATTTTTTCAAAAAAGCTATTGACAACCACTTTAAAATGTGGTATAATAATATTGTCAGAAGGGAGGTGAAAGCAATGATTGATAAAATAAAAGAGCTCATTAAGCTGCTGGAACAGCTTAACAAGCTCCTTCTCAAGGTAATTGAACTTGCCGGAACGGTTACCTTGTTGGTCTTGGCTATCAAGCAGATTGCAGAAATCTTCTGATAGCAACCGCAGCTGCGGGCGGTTATCCGCAGCCCCCTTCGGGGGTTATCAATATTATACCACGTTTCGGAAAGGAGGTCAAGAGGATATGAAAAATATAGTTAAGCTCGGCGGTCAGCTTATTATCACGCTTGCACTTTGCGCCGTTCTGGTATTCGGAATAATCGGCGCTGTAAATCTATTCATAAAGTGAGGTTTTCAACATGTTTTTATATATCAAGGAATATCGAAAGCGGGCAAAAATCAGCGTGCCCAAAATGTCCGAAATTACCGGAATACCGATAAGGACTATTGAGGGCTTGGAAAAACGCGGCGACTGCCTTGTTTCCAATGCTCTGAAAATCACTAACGCACTCGGCATTACCCTTAACGACCTGCTGACACCGCCGCCTGACGACGCTGAGTAATCCGTTTCCACATTCAAAGCGCCTGCCCGCAAGCAGGCGCTTTTTCTTCGGTGAAGAGCCGCATGCGCCGCTGCTGCCGCGCACACAGCCCTCGGAGAAATTATGAACTCTGCCGTTAAAGCCCCAAACCGGCAGAAATCAAGGCGCGATCAAATTCGCGCCCTCTTTTCTGCTGATTTTTGAAATTGATTGCAAAATGAATCATCTGTCCGTGGGGATTATTCCCACGGTCTTGCGCGTTGCCTTGCCGTGCAGGATAGCGTCATAGTATGCCTGCCGGTCAACAGCCTCTTCCAGCAGCTCGTCAAGCTTTGTCATGTCAAACTTGGTGATCTCCATGTCGCCGATCTTGTACGACTTGACGCCGCCTGATGTAAGCGACTCCTGCGCCTTGATAAGTTCATCTATACGCTTTGTATAATGCTCATACATTTTACGAGCCGTATTTTTGTTAATCATCGTTATCACCAATCATCGTAAAAATCGCTTTTCTTGCGCCTGCGCGGCTTCACTTTCTTCTCTTTCATGGGAATAGGCGCATTTTCTTCGCCCGGCTTAGTCGTTCGGAGCTTCTGCTCTATCGCGTCCCAGTCAGGCGAAAGTATTTCGCACGCCGCAAGGTTGTAGTTCCGGATATCAAAAGCCTCGTTGCGCTCATGTCCGGGGATCTTCTGCCATTGCCAGGGGTGTTTCAGTTTCGGAACATACGCAAGGTGTTCCGACATCAGCTGTTTAAAGAATTGCTTGCCGTAATCGTCGCGCAAGGGAAAGTGACAGTAGTTAGCGCCGGGCGACTGAACGCGGAGGTTGTCCACAATCTTCTGCTTGCCGGCGTTAACGCCTATCTCATACACCCACACCTGCCCGATAACCTTGCCATTGACCACGATTTTTTGTTTCTTAGGCGGCGCGGTGTACGGAATATCAGGGCGTTCAGCACCTTTTATCGCAAACACATGATTGCACTGTCGGTCTCGGCAGTGCTGGCGGACTTCCTGTGTAAAGTGTCCGCCCTCGTCGATAAAAGTAAGCGAGATTTGCAACGAAACCCCGCTTTTAAACTTGTATTTATGAGATAATACCTCGTCAAGCCGCTCCCAGACTTCTTCTGTGTCAGGGCGTCCAAGGATAACGCCTTTCTTTATGCCCCATGTTTCACCGTATCGCCGATGTCCCACGACCTCATATTCAAGGCGGTCATCTTGTGTATCCACACCGCAGGTGAGCAGGAGCACGCCGTCCGGCACTTCTGCCTCATAGACTTCGCGCCGCGCCATAACATCATCTTCTGATGCCATGTCGCCGCGCTCTTCCCAGAGCTCGCCGAACTGCGTATTATACACGACCTGCAGCTTTGCGGAGTCTGTCCCCGCCTGCAGGAACTGTAATATTATCGACTCCCAGGTTGCCCACGGCGAAACCCATGCGGTCAGCCAGAACGAGCGCGTTTTGTGGTGCTTTCTGGCTTCGGGAACCGTGGCGACCCATTTCGCCGGCTGACTCTTCATCGTGTGTTCGTCGGATATGCCGCCGCATTCCGGGCACACATAGAAAATCTCTGAGATGTGGAATATCTTCTTGTCGCCATTTTCGGCGGCGTCGTACTCAAATCTGATATTATCAAATGTGATCTCGACATATTCGCCGCAATGGGGGCATTGGGTTTTCCACCGCTCCATCGTGCCTAAGTTGTAAGAATTTTCGATAGCTGACGCCCCTTTTACAGTCGGCGTTGAAACCTCGACCATCTTCTTGTTGTAGAACGTTCTCGTTCTTGCAACCGCCAGCTCCCACGGGTCGCCCTCAGAGCCTGCACTCGTCGCCCACCTGTCGCGCTCGTCGCCGAATACATAACGGATAGGCATTGATGAAAGATCGTGCGCCACGTTCGAACCAGTCATGACGAGCACGCCGCCGGGGAACGACTTCTGCCGCTTGGTGTTCGCTGCGTCGCGTGACTTGGGATCAGCGACTTTGCGCTTAAGGCAGCGCGTTTCACGGATCATCGGCGCAATTCTCATTTCCGAGTAACGCTTAACATCGTCAATCGTGGGCTGTATCAGCAGTATCGGTCCGGGGTCCTGGTCTATGCAGTATCCGACCATGTTGTTAATGGTTTCAGACTTGCCGACCTGCGACGCGGCGACAACTACGATATGCTCGATAAGCGGGTCAGTAAAACTGTCCAGTATATCAAACATATACGGAGTTCGCGAAGTCCGCCACTTGCCGACTTCCGCCGATGATTCGGAGGTAAGCCGGCGGTTCTTGTCCGCCCACTGTGATACGGTGAGGTCTTCCGGCGGTTTCATGCCGCTTAGGATCTTCGCAAGGCAGGCGTTCAGCTTGTTCACCCGATCTTTTTCTGATTCTCGGAACACACCGCCACCTCCCGCCGCTCAAACCCCTTTCTGACACACGGATTTATTGATATTATCGCCCGAATTAAAGCCGCATAGGGCTTGGTGGGTACGGTGGGAATCGAACCCACATGATCCGGATTAAAAGTCCGGTGCTCTACCATTGAGCCATGCACCCGAAAAGGCGGGAACGGCGGGTCCTGCCCCGCTGGCACTTTTCCTGTGTGAGATTAGCACCTAACTGCACACAGAAGATCTTGCGCGTCATCTTGCCGCGCTGCGTTCCCGTGTTGCGGTTGTTGCCTAGCACAACAGCCGCTTTCGACATTTGAAAGGACAACCCCTGCCGTTCATGTGCAGCGAGGGTCGATAGGTAGGCGGCAGCGGGGATCGAACCCGCCGGCAGTGGGCTGAACCAGTATAAATACTGACTTTTTACCATAACCGTATCCCGACATATACCACCGTCCCAAGACAGCAGGTCGGACTTGAACCGCCGACATAGGGATTGCGTCCCCCGCTCTGCCAACTGAGCTACTGCCACACGAACACCACAGTTCCACCTCGGATAGTGCGCTCCCGCATTACCTCTGTTTCACCGCGAACGGATGAGTAGTCCGCGCCTGTGCCGTGTATTGTGTACGCAACGTCTTGACAAGAGCCTGCGGATTTGCACCGCACGCGCTAAGGCGCGGCACTGTGCGGCTCTGAAATCTGCGCAGGGTCAAAGGAGAAAGCCCCTGCGCCTTGTATCGTCTGCGCGGTGTTGCAAGCCCGCGCTATTACTCTGTTTGAATCGAACAAAAATACCGCTTGGGCGCGGTGATCAGACTGGTTGAATGTTGGCTCTGTGTCCGTCGCCTCAAACGGTATTTTTTCGATTATATTGTATCACAAATATAAAGGGACATGGGGGACATTCGGGACAAATTGCAAAAATATCTGAAAAAGATATTATCAAAAATAGAAAATGCCCCGCAAAATCAGATGAAATCTGACTTGCGGGGCAGACTATCAAAAAAAACCATTTGTCTGCGGAATCCATTATGATCAGATGGTTTCCACACAGCAAAAGAAGTATTTGGCAGATATTCTTTGGAAAACTCCAATTGAACTCTCTATAAGACCTAAGCCAAACAAATCAGATAAGATCTGACTTGCTGGATTGTATGACTAATGCATTAGCAGCCATTGATCATTCTTAGTTCTTCCATTAGCCCTTTCTGTAAAACCTTTGAAAAGTTGATTCCTGCCTTTTCAGCCTCATCATTAAGTTTTCCAGGAATGGTGCAATTCTTTTTTACGCAACGGTTTTCCATGCTTCGCTTATACGCTTCAATATCAGCGTCGACAAGAGAAACAAATGCATTTTTGTCATTGGTTATGATTGTACTTAATTCAGATGCATTGGGTATTTTCGTTTTTTCTTTTTCTAGTTGGATTACTTTTATACATATTCGTTCCCGTGCCATTTCTATTGCGTTTTGAATTGATTTTCCCTGTGTCATAACGTCGAGATCAGGAACCTCAACGAAATATGGGACTTTGTCTTTGGTTTTGTGGAATATTACCGGATAAACCATTTTTGTGCTCATATATTACAACTCCTTTCACCCCGCCTTTATGCTCCCCTTTCGGGGAGCTTGCGGTTACTTGAGATTATGCTTCTTTATAAGCGCCTTAGCAAGAGCTTCATTGATCTCACGATGTCTTGGGATTGCTTCTGTTTGATTGCCTTTAGTCCAAACATCATGATTTCCGCCATTACGCTCAAAAATCCAGCCGTTTCTCTTGAACAACCGCTCAAGATCAGCCTTTTTCATATTGTACCTCCTTTCTTTTATATTATACGCCTTTTATACGCATTTGTCAAGAGGTAACAAAAATAAAATCATGAAAATATGAGCAAACCCAATCGCAGACTGATTTCATACAAGAAATTATTCTTCATCGTCATCATCGAAGTCAGCGTCAAGTTCGCGGTTAGTCCGCTGACGCACCAGCTCGTCATATCTTTTCGGATCATACTTGTATTCGGATAAGTCCTTAAGGATCTCATGCACCTCATGCTCAATGATCTTCTGCACCTCCGCCGGCTCGGAGGACGCAGCGCACTCAGTGGCACATCTTCCGGCAAGAGCCACAAGCCCGCCGCGAACAAAGTAGAGCAGGTCAGCGGTCATTTTCTGTACGTCCTCTGAACGGTGCATTTTGCCCTGGAACTCCTTTGCCTGCATTTCCGCGATGACCGCCTTGGACTCCTTGAGTTTTGCCTCTGCCTTTTTCCGCTTAAGCTCCACATCGGCGGTATCTTCATCGCTCCGGCGTGATTCCAGCGATGCGCAATAAGCCCTCATGGTCTGCGTAAAGTCGTAGAGCGCACCGTGCTTTGTCTTGGTTTCCTTGATGATTCCACGCGCTGTTATGTCGCGGATCCATGACGTAGTCTTTCCGGTCGCCGCTACAATGTCGGCGGTCTTCACGAATATCTGCGCCCCGGCTTTCAGCGAGTATATGATCTCCGCCGGCTTCAAGTTCGCGGGACGTGCGTCCTGTGCCGCCTCTGTACGCGCTTCTTCCTCCATATCCTCCAGCCTTGCCGCCGCGTCAAGCACCGCGCTGTCACTGCTCACAGAGGGAACATCAGCCGCTTTCCTGCGTGGAGTTCGCGCCGGCTTATCCGTGGCGGCTTCCGGAGCTGTTTTCTTCTCAGTCTTACACTTGGTATCCGCACTCCCTTTGGCGGTGCTTGTAGTCTGTTTTGCTCCGCTTTTCGCCGTTTTCTTGCCGCTAGGCGTGGTTTTTGCGGTACCCTTGGTGGCTTTTGCCCCGCCCTGAACTGGCTTTGTATCCACCTCCGACGCTGTTTTTTTGACCTCGGTTTCCTGTGCTTTTTTCCTTGCCATTTTCTATACCCCCAAAAATATTTTTTCAATTCAAGTGACCCGTTTTTTTCTCCATGACTAGGCGAAAATTGGGCGTCGGCGAGCCTCACCTCACCCCGCCCCCGGGTCACAGTACCTTGAAGGGGCGTTCACATCGGCAAAAGGCAGGAACAGCGCCCTTGCGCCGTTCTCTGCCATTTTATTGATGCCGTGTTGAGGTATCAGTTGTACTCTTTCAGCAGGATAGCGAGCGCCTTTTCCGCTTCTGATGTCTGAGGCTCGACGTCCTCGCCTCGGTCGTAGTTGTACACCACTTTGCTGTCCTGGACAAGTGTTAGCTTTGAGATCCTGCCGTTGTCAATTCCGAACTGGCTTTCGTTATCATAGTGTTTCACCCAGTAGCTCACCGATGTCATACCGCCGTTGCCGCTCGGTATTCCTATTGCTCCCTGTGTCCACATATTCTTTTCCTCCTGCTTGATGTGTATTTCCTTTCGGTATGTTCATATTAACTCTAAAGCGACGGAATTGCAAGCGATTGCAAAAGGATATCCTGCACAAAGATTTCGCAGATATCATGTGTATTTTACCTTTTGTAGCAGCGGTGAATGATGTCGATGATCTTGCTCTGCTCCTCGGCTGACACTCCGATACTCTTCAGAGCTTCTCTTGTGCCGCATTCCGGACATATGAGTGTGTGACCGTCATCACGCGATATTGCAGGCGGTGCGGTATAAATCGCGCTGCACTTGGGGCATTGCGCCGCTCTTCTTGATGTGGTTTCTTTCATAGTGTTGCCTCCTTGCTTCTCATTACTGCGTCCATCAGGATATTGATATCAAATCCGAAATCTTTGTAGCCTTCTCTGCAGGTGTTGATGTACACCGGACTTGGTATCCCTATCCGCCTATCCTCATGCATGATGTAAGCAAAGCAGTCGCGCACGCCCAAGTCCTCGCTGTCCCTACCCCATATCTGCTGTCGGAATTCCTTCTTGTAGTAAAATGCAGGGAAACCCTCGTAGCGGTCTAAGGCGCTAATGTCGCGCTCCGTGACCGCCCATACGCCCACAGGAACGTTAGAGCCTTTTCGCCGTTCAATGGTCAGGTATGCCCCGGTCTTGCTACCTTTGAAAAGTAGCTCGTAGTCTTTGATTTCAGCCGTTCCGTAGAATTTCGCGTCCGGACAGCGTATGATCATCTGAACGGCGGCATCTCTACCGCTTTGATTTCTTCGCCTTTTTTCCTGGGTAACATAAAGCCTCCTCAATTTTATACTGCGCCCGGGCGAGAACGCAAAAATTGAGGAGTGCATTGCATCTGATTATGTTTTCATTATATCACGCATTGGACGGGACATGGGGGACATTGGTGACAACTTAATCAGGATTGTCCGATATGTAGCGATAATACATCTTCTTGACGGAGTCGATGGTGTTCCCCCCACCGAGTTCCACCGCAACAGTCCTCCAGCTTTTATGCTTGAGAACTCGCTTCTCCATGATGCGCTTAATAAGCAAGTCGTTGATACGCGCGATATACCGCTCAATCCTGACTTTCAAAGCCTCATACTCCCTGACTTCATTGCCAAGCTCCGTCTTGAGGTGCGCCAACTCGATAAAGCTGTCCTCAATATGGTTGCGCGGTGTCGGGTTCTTCGGCACACCGCTCGTATCGAAGGAGCTGGAACCACAGAGTTTTGCTTCAATTCTCGCGATTCTCTCTTTATCATCTCGAATAGCGTCCTCCAGCAGGTAATATTTATTTAATTCTGCTACCGTCATAATATCGTCCAATCCCCTTTATTAAAGATATCCGTTGTCTTTTGCGAATGTGTTCATCTTCTTAAGCGTTATCTTCCCCACGCCCGGAATATTGGCATTTGCAAACGCCTCGAGGAATTCAGCAACACTCTTGGTCGAAGTGGCCTGCTCCTCAAATGCTGTAGGCGGCTTACTTGCCGCCACAGATGCAGAACGAACCTTTTCGACAAGCTGAGCGTCAGTCATTTTGCGGAGTTTCACCGCCTCGTCATGTATGCTCACTTCTTCCGGGGTTCTCCTGCAATTTCTCTTCTTAGCCATAAGTTACACCTCCCTGTGAAATTGATTGCAAACAGCTATTTTTCATCAAGGTATGAGAGCAGCGTTTGTTGAGCTGACTCAAATCCATAGCACACCTCGACTGCATATCCGTTGTTCTTCAGCTTTTCTATCCATGTGTTCTGTGCATTAGACGTTCTCCCCTTGGGAGCTTTCATCTCGATAAACAGTCCGTGATAAGCTCCGCGCGGAACAGGGAGAAACAGGTCGGGAACACCCGCCTGCACTCCCATCGCCTTGAACCTTGCGGCTTCGACCTTGCTGCGCTTACCGCCGTTCGGAACATGAAACAGCAACGACAACTCGGGGTGTCTGCCGCTTTCGAACTGCACCCAGCGAATAAGTATCATCTGTTCGTTATCTTCTATGTGCTGCATTTATACCCCCAGAACGCGCGACGCGTACATATCGGCAGTGTGAGTAAAGAGTACGGCCGGGTACCGTTCAACCGCTCTGCCGTAATATTCCCATTCTTTCTGATCGGTAAACGACCCCATGTGCCAGCGAACACACGCTATCTCCTGTTCAGTGAGGGTAATATGCCGCTGGAGCATTATCAGTGACTTTTCGCCATGACCTGTGAGTATCTGGTTCTTGTTCCATTCCCACTTGTCGCCGGCCCAGTTGTAGCAGTAGTCATCGACCTTGCAAAGGTCATGGAACATTCCGACAAGCCAAGCGCTCCTGCTTTCGTTCCACTGCAATCCGAGGTTTCGCGTATATTTCTCCAGCTCGGCTACAACTTGACTAGAGTGTATATAAAGTCCACCGCGCTGGTTTCCATGATGTCCAAGGGAGGCTGGAGCAGCGAAAAAGCCGTGTGCCTTGAGCCAAGATGGGAAATTTTCAGGAACGTCAACGCATTCTGGATAATTGAAAAAGTCGGAATAGTTTTCCTCGTTTACCTTTGCAAGTTCCTTGTGATCGTCGCCGAAACAGCTAAACAGGAACTCCAGCTTTCTCTTCGCATCGGCACAGGGCTTGAGCTTGCCACTTTCCCAAAACTCGACCTCGCTGGGGATTTCATCAACAGCATAGGCTACCTGCTCAATGGTTAAGCCTTTTCTTTCTCGTAAATTTTTCAACTGACTTCCTATTTCGTTATTCATTTTATCCTCCATCAGAATGGGTAATCATCGTCCGGTGCATTGTTTCCGACTATGGGCGGTGGGTCTGGAGCAGCGGGCTGTTCCTTTGCGCCGCTCGGTGCGCTTGATGTCTTTGAGCCGCCGAAGTTCGCACCCTCCACATAGATTTCGGTTTTGCTGACCTTATTTCCTGCTTTGTCGGTGTATTCGCTGGTTCTCAGAGAGCCGTTGATTATTATCATATCACCTTTGCCGAAATGATTGCAGATGAACTCAGCTGTATGACGGAAAGCTACGCAGGAGAACCAATCTGTTTTGTAGCTTCCGTCAGACTCTTTGTAATTGCGCTTGACGGCTATCCGGAAAGAAGCGCTTGATATGCCGCTCGGCGATGTGTTCAGTTCGGGCGCTGCTCCAAGGTTGCCCTGCATGCATAAATTATTCAGCATCTTCCTCGTCCTCCGTGTCCTCGTTCTCGTCGAACGTGTACTGATGTTCGACCCCGGAATCGCTTGCCGCTCTGCGTTCCTCCTCAGCTGCCAAAGTATTCAGATAAAGACTCATGCAGTTGTATATCTTGGTCTGCGATTCCTGCCAGGAGTCCACCATTCCTTTTGGAATACGAAGTGACGGAATCATTGCAACCAACTGTAAACCGTTGTATACAAGCAGATATGTAGCATCATCCTCGCCCTGAATAAGCACCTTTTGTGTATATTCTGTTTCAACGATGGGCGAAAGCAGCTCGGCGGGAATAAACGCAAAAGTAGTCTGGTCTTTGTCGACAACGACTTTCATCTCTTCTTCTCCGAAGAATGTGGAGTGTATTTCGATTTCGTCGGCTTCAAATCTTCTGAATTTGCAGGCCGTTTCAACCTTTTTGGCAAGCATACACGCTCCGTCGCTATCGTCCCATGTATTGTCGATTGTCTTTGCATTGAAATCGAACATGGCACAAGCCTGTCCATACGTTATCGAAGGCAAATCGGAGATGTCGTAAAGACCCCAATTTCCTCCGAGCCACTGCTGTGACCGCTCGTTGACCGTAGAGGTTATGCCAAGGTAATGTGTCTTTTTCACGAGCTTTGCGAGTTTCTTAATTATCATTTTGGTACTTGTATGATATAGTTAAGCCCCATATCATATCCTTTCATAAGATTTACGCTCATCTCCGAAGCAAGGGAAAATTTGAACAGTGGAGCGAGCGTAGCGAGAGGAACTGTTCAAATT